CGATGCAGAAAAAACAATGGCATATGTTGCTAGAGTTAGCAACCCTGCGAATCAAGACAACGAAAACTATGCCAAGTTGCTTGCTTATTGTATTAAGCATAATCATTGGTCTGTTTTTGAACAATCTTTTATGACACTTGAGATTGAAACGAACCGTGGTATCGCAGCTCAAATTCTCCGGCACCGTTCATTTACATATCAAGAATTTTCACAACGGTATGCAGACACAAGTTTGTTAAGTGAACATATTCCAATCCCAGATCTTCGTCGCCAAGACACTAAAAATCGCCAAAACTCTACAGATGATCTTGGAGATTATGTAAAACTTAAATTTCAAGCGGAAATTTCAGAACTTTTTACACACTCTAGCAACCTCTACAAGCGTCTTTTAGAGGCAGGAGTCGCTAAGGAATGTGCAAGGTTCGTATTGCCATTAGCGACGCCCACACGCATCTATATGTCCGGTTCTTGCAGGTCATGGATACATTACATCAATCTTCGTTCTGCAAATGGAACTCAGAAAGAACATATGGACATTGCACTAGATTGCAAAGAAGTGTTCAAAGAACAATTTCCTTCTGTAGCAGAAGCACTGGAATGGATCTAAATAAATTATCTTGAATTCGTAACTTTATGGCGTTATATCCAATTATTCACAAAGAAACTGGTGAAAAAAAAGTCGTTGAAATGAGTGTACACGACATTATGCAATGGTACAAAGACAATCCTGAATGGAAAAGGGATTGGTCTGAAGGATGTGCAACTCCAGGAGAAGTTGGAGACTGGAAAAATAAACTAGTCTCTAAAAATCCAGGATGGAATGAGGTATTAGATCGTGCATCAAAAGCTCCCGGTTCAACTGTAAAGAAAATCTAGTATGACAAGAAAAAGAAGGACGAATGACCAACCAATCGGCGTTGGTTTAACAACCCGTCAAATGAAGCGTAGAAAACCACTTAGTTCTGATTATTTGATTGATATCGATCCTCTTACTGATAATCAGAAAAAACTTTTTGAATCATACGCTAACCAAAAACACTTAGTTGCGTATGGATGTGCTGGTACAGGAAAAACTTTTATTACTCTTTATAATGCTCTTAGAGAAGTGTTGAATGAGAGATCCCCATACGAAAAAGTCTATATTGTCCGTTCTTTAGTGGCAACAAGAGAGATTGGATTTCTCCCAGGAACTTATGAAGATAAGTCTGACATTTATCAAATTCCTTATAAGAATATGGTAAAATATATGTTTCAAATGCAGACAGACTCTGAGTTTGAAATGCTTTATGGAAATCTTAAAGCGCAAGAAACTATTAAATTTTGGAGTACATCTTTTCTCCGTGGAACTACTTTAGATAACTCTATTGTAATTGTTGATGAATTTCAAAACTGTACATCACATGAGTTAGATTCTATTATTACTCGTATTGGAGAAAATTCTAAAATCATGTTCTGTGGTGATGCTACCCAATCTGATCTTGTTAAAACAAATGATAGAAATGGAATTGTAGATTTTATGTCTATCTTGCGTAAAATGCCATCTTTTGATATAATTGAGTTTGGCGTAGATGATATTGTTCGCTCTGGACTTGTTAAAGAATATATTATTGCAAAAATGGAAGCAGGTTTTTAATGTTTAAACATGTTGAATTGAATCTCCCTCAACTTGAGAGGGAGACTATAGATGGTGTTCGGTATTATAAAGTTCCCGAAGAAGAAAAACTTTTACGTCTTGTTTCGATTACTTCAGTAACTAGTCATAAAAATCGCCAAATATTTATTAATTGGCGTAAAAAAGTTGGTGATGAAGAAGCAGATAAAATCACACGTCAATCCACAAGCCGTGGAACTGACATGCATACATTAGTTGAAAACTATCTTTATAACAATGAACTTCCAGAAGTTCAACCTTTGTCAGATTTCTTATTTAAAATTGCTAAGACAGATTTAAATCGTATAAATAATATTCATGCTCTGGAAAGTTCTTTGTATAGTAAAGTTCTTGGCATAGCAGGAACTGTAGATTGTATCGCAGAATTTGACGGCGAATTAGCGATAATTGACTTTAAAACATCTAAAAAACCAAAACCAAAACAATGGATTGAACACTATTTTGTTCAGTGTGCTGCATATGCATGTATGCTTTATGAACTTACTGGTGTTTCAGTAAAAAAATTTGTAATCATTATGTCATGCGAAAATGGAGAATGCGTCGTTTATGAAGAAAGAGACAAATCAAAATACATCAAACTACTCACCGAATACATTAGAGAGTTTGTTAGAGATAAACTGGAAGAATATGGAACCAAATAAAGAGTTAGAACAGGCAATACAAAATAAATTTTTAACCCCATCCAAGTTCGCTCTTGAGATTGAACATATCGTAGCGTCTGAAAGTATGAATTATATTGATGCAATTTGTCATTATTGTGAATTAAATGGACTTGAAGTTGATTCTGTTGCAAAATTAATTTCAAAACCTTTAAAAGAAAGATTGAAATGGGATGCAACTCGTCTTAACTTTATGAAAAAAACATCGAGAGCAAAACTGCCTCTATGAGTCCGTTCGAATGTTATACTCAATACTTGGGATTAAAGAATCACTTCACTAATCCCAAGTATGATTATTTTAAGTATCATAAAAAAACAAAAGCATCATTAACTTCATTCAATAAAAGAAAAGACAAATATTTTTTTGAGAAATCTTCAAGAAAATATTCTGATGAGGAGATTATAAATTTTTTCGTATCAAATTTTGTCGCCACTGATAACCCACAGAACCTATGGATTGGAGAAATTATCAATTCTGGAGAAAGAATTTACGCAGATTGGATGCGAAGACAACAGAGTTTGACTTACTTGTTCAAGGAGCAAAGCAACGAATTATTCTCGGAGACAAAATTAGAGGATGTTTTGAACTGCTCCAAGGGACATCCAATAGTTCTCAAAAGATTTCTAAGCGGAAAATTATCGCTAGAAACATTATCAATTTACGAAAAAATCTTCCATTTTTCAAGCAGTTTTGACAAGAAACTTTTAGATCCTGTGTGGGAAACCGTCAGTTTAAAAATTAAAAAATATCAACCATTTCTAAATATTGATGTATTCCAATTTAAAAAGATTTTACGGGAAATTATAGATGAGTAATTTTTTTGATTCCGATATTATTCAAGAAGAACTGAAAGAAATCAACAAGTTACAAGAACAGATTTACGGAAGTATTCTGACTTTTGGTATGATGCCCCGTGAAACTAAACTGGAACACATTGAAAAACTTGAACTCTTGCTAGAAAAGCAAAGAGTGATGTATACTAGGTTGTCTCTTTCAGACGACCCTCAAGCGGTTGAAATGAAAGAGAACCTACGCAAGTCAGTTGCTTTGATGGGATTCCCACCAGAGACTGATATGAATATATTATTCAGTAGTATGACTAAGACGATTGAATCTCTCAAGCAATTCATTGACCGCTGAGAGAATCTCTGCTATACTATCCGAGTAATCCCCCGAATCCAATTTATCCGAGGTATCCAAATGGGCTTTGCCGATCTTAAAAAACAATCTAAACTTGGTTCTCTCACCGAAAAACTGGTGAAAGAAGTAGAAAAAATGAATACTTCCAACGGTTCTTCTGATGAACGTGTATGGAAACTTGATTGCGACAAATCTGGTAATGGTTATGCAGTAATTCGTTTTCTTCCCGCACCTGATGGAGAAGATCTTCCTTTCGTGAAGGTTTATTCTCATGCATTTCAAGGTCCGGGTGGTTGGTTAATTGACAACTGCTTAACGACAATCAATCAAAAATGTCCAGTATGCGAACATAATTCAGGTCTTTGGAACAACGGAACTGATGCTGGTAAAGAAGTTGCACGTAAGCAAAAGCGCAAACTGACTTATGTTTCGAACATCTATGTTGTGAAGGATCCTGCTAATCCCGAAAACGAAGGTAAAGTTTTCCTCTTCAAGTATGGCAAGAAGATCTTTGATAAGATCACTGAAGCGATGCAACCTGAGTTTGAAGATGAAACCCCAATCGATCCGTTTGACTTCTGGCAGGGTGCTAACTTCAAACTAAAGGCAAAGAATGTTGCTGGTTATCGTAATTATGATTCCAGTGAATTTGCTACTCAAGGCGCTCTTCTTGACAATGATGATGCTCTTGAAGCAATCTGGAAGAAGCAATACTCTCTTGCAGATTTTATGTCTCCAAGTGAATTCAAAACTTATGAAGAACTGAAAAAGCGTCTCAGTTCTGTTCTTGGTTCTAAGAACACATATGTTGATGAAGAAGTCGCAGAAGAAGAAGAGTATTCTCGCGGTTCTGCGCGTGATCTTGATGAAGGTCTCCGCAACGAACTTAATAATCTGAAACCGACTCGTCGTTCTGAACCTGCAGAAGATGAAGATGACGATGCCCTTTCTTACTTTGCACGTCTTGCTGAAGATTGAAAAGAGATTACTACATTGACCGTGTAAGTAAATCCGAAGCCGCAGAGTTACTTCTGCGGTTTCACTATCTCAAGGATTTTTCTAAAGGATTCAAGAGTGGATATAACTACGGTCTGTATAAGGGCAACGACTTTTGCCCATTAAATATTGGTGGTATTCAGGGAGTCTGTGTCTTCACAGGTCTCCCTGTTCCTGAAATTGCACAAGGAGCATTTGGACTTGAAAGACATGAACAGCAAGGATTATTTGAACTTTCGCGCCTCTGCATCCACCCAGACACCCAATCTGTTGAGCATAATATCACTTCTTGGTTTGTTTCAAGATCGATTAGACAGTTACGGAAGGATACTGAAGTTAAAGCAATCA